TTAGTATCAGATTTATCTAAAACAGACTTAAGAATACCAGGAGTAAAATCAGTAAAATTTAAACCAGAAACTTTAACACGAATATAATGGCATTATTTGGAGGCTCTAGAGACATATCATTATTTCATAATTTGAATAAAGAATTAATAAATGACATTATTCAAACGGAAATTGCTTATTATAAATTTGCTTTAGAACAAACAAAAGTAAATGTTTATGGTGAAGCTCCAGGTAAAAATTATTTTGAACCTATGAAAATAGCATGTTTAATTAATAGAGAAGATCAATCATGGAGTTCAGATAATTTTGGGTCCGATATAAATCAAGTTATTAATTTTAGATTCTTAAAAGAAGAACTTAGAGAAATAAGTTTAGTACCTGAAGTAGGGGATTTAATTCTTTTTAGAAATAATTTTTATGAAACAGATACAAGAATTGAAAATGAATTAATTTTAGGTAGAGACCCAGATTATGCTATTTCAGAAGAAACTACAAATTTTGGAGATAGTTTTTCTATTTTAATTAATTCACATATTTCAAGAGTAGAAAAATTAAACTTAATTCCTTTAAGAGGGGGTAAATACCCTACAACTACTAAAGTAGATGGAGGAACAGCAAACTTATTAGGATAAAATGGCAGATAATAAACAATTAAATCCAAAAAAACCAATACCAGCAAGTGGTTATGATCGTTTAAGAAATAATCTAACATCAAATTTTGCTGATGGGTTTCCTGTAGGTGATTTTCCTAAACCAGATAATAGAGCTAATATAAATAGAGGTACAATAACTTCTCGTAAAGATGATAAAGTACAAGATGTTTCAATAGGTTTACAAGATCATGATGAAGCAATAATGTATTATTTTAATAATGTTATTAAACCTTCTGTTGTTGTTGATGGTAATAGAGTAAATGTTCCTATAATGTACGGTGCTCCTGAAAGATGGAAAGGAGTTCAAAGAGATGGTCATTTTAGAGACAAAGAAGGTAAAATTCAAGTACCTCTTATTATGTTTAAAAGAGATGAAGTAACAAAACGTAGAGATCTTGGTAATAAATTAGATGGTAATAACCCACAATTATATTATACATTTCAAGAAAAATATACAAAAAAGAACCAATATGATAATTTTTCTGTATTAACAAATAGAAAACCAATAAAAGAATATCACGCTACAGTCATTCCTGATTATGTAAATATAACTTATAGCTGTATTATATGGACAGATTATGTAGCACAAATGAATAAATTAATAGAAGCTATAAACTACGCATCAGATTCATATTGGGGGGATGAAGAAAGATTTAAATTTAATGCAAAAATAGACACTTATACTAACACAACAGAAGTATCTCAAGGAGATAATAGGAGTGTTAAAACTAGTTTTGGTTTAAATATTCAAGGATATTTAGTACCTGATAGTTTAAATAAAGAATTAAAGAAACAACCATCTAAACGTTTTAGTAAGGCTGTTGTCTCTTTTGGAGTAGAAACAGAATCTATCCCTTCTTACCTTCAACCAAAAACAAGAGAACAAATAAGAGAAGAAACAGGAGTACAAAATGTACAACAAGCAGGAATAGGAGTAGGATACTCTACAGTTATGGGTCAGGGACAAGCAGTAGGAGGATTACCTACAACTTCTTCAGTATCTTTATTATATGATTATCATGTAAACACAGATTATTTAGTAACAAATAATGAAACTACTATTGGTAGTTTAACTGGAAGAAGATTAATACAATGGTCAGATCAATCAGGAACAAATAGACACCTTTTACATGATGATTATAGTGCATTTTCTACCGCTTCTCAGTATGGTGGAGCAACATTTGAAAATATGCCTTATAGACCAGCATTAGGTAAAGAAGTATATAACTCAAATTTAGGTCCTATGTACCCTACTTCTAGTGGTGCATTTATATTTGATGATATGGGTCCTTATCAA